AGGTATTTCATGTTATCTGTTTTTAAATATTTCGTTATTAATCATAATCTGTTACTGTTTCAATATTTACTTTATACCCTAAGTGTTCTAAAACCTGTTTTAATATTGTTTCAGCATCTTGATTATGACATGGCAATTCTTCGCCATTTATTTCAGTAATAGTGCCGTAATTAGTACAGCATCCATCACCGCATTTATGACAATATTCAGTTAACTTAATATTTAACTCAACCGCCTCACATTCACTCTCAACTTGTTTTTCTGTAGGTTGTTTGAAATAGATTTTACCATCTTTCTCCTTAACAATATCTGTAATGTCTATTGGGTTGCTAATATCACTATTTTTAAATGGTATATTTTCAATTAAATAATCATGTATCTTATAAAACTCATTTTCACTAATTTCGCATGGTTGGAGGGAGGATAGCCATCTTCTAATATAAGTATCTCCATAAATTAAACTGTCATTATTTGGGTTAGTTATGTTAGGCATCTCACCGCCTTTATTTACTGTGCCGTTAATCAAATAATAGTGTTTATTCATTTTATTTAAAGTTTAAATTAGCAAATTCTCCGTGATATTTTTTAGCAGCTTCATCATAGGCTTTTGCCGCTTCTATTTCTGTTTTAAATGCTCCTAAATAGTAATGTTTTTTGTTAAATTGTATTTTAGCTCTCCAACTATATCCATTAAAACTGACTCCTTTATATTTGTTTTTATTAAATTGATTTTGTTGTTAGTAATTTAAAAAGGAAAATTATCATCGTTATTAAATATTATGTCAGGTTCTTTTGGTAGCTGTTTTGAGTTATTTAAAAAATCATTATTAGGTTGTAGTGAGTTATTATTTTCAAATTTAATCCAGCTTTCATAACTTGGTTGACCTTTAAAATATCTTCCTGTTTTAGAATCCCAACCTAAATAAACACAGCCAGTTTTACCCCAATGTTTAAATTTTACTTTTTGGATATATATTTCTGTTTGACCTGTTTGTTTATTCAAATATACAGTTATACCATTTGCTGTTTTATTATAAAAATTTGCACTACCAGAAATAGAATAAAGATTAGGAACATCAAATAATCCTGTATTTTTATCTTTTGTTATTTTAGTAGGATGAGCAACTAAAAAACAATGAACTTTTTGACGTTCACAGAATTTAACTATTTTATCTAATTCTTGAGATATATATTTAGTTTCATTTGTTGTATATTGATGATCTAATTTATTCCAAGCATCAATAACAAAAGCATTAACTCCTTTTTTACGAACTAATGATTTAACTGCACTAATTATATTATCAGAAGTAAAATCATCTTTTGGATTTATAAAAAAGAAATTATCAGAGTGATATTTTATCATAGCATTTAACTCATCAATAGTCATTTTATCATTACCTTCAAATGGTTTACCTATCATTTTTTCAGCAAATTTAGAGAAATGTAATTCTAAAGGGTGGTTTTCTGGACTATATAAAGCAATTTTCCAACCATGTGAAACGTTTAATCTACATAAAATAAAGTCTAAAAACTCAGATTTACCATGACCTGGGATACCTGTTATAGTGGTTAAATAACCTGGCTGAAATTTTACAAACATATCCATTTCAGCCATTCCAATTCCACATCCACTAGGCAGACCATTATTGTAAAAGTTGTATATTTCTTTTTCTAAATCATTTGCAGAATAAACACCCTCAATCGGTATTTCTTTAGCTTCATTGATACATCTTTCTACCGTTTGTTTATCATATTTTATTAAACAATCATTCGCATCTTTACAATCCAAAAAAGTAACAGTACTACAATTTTCAGCCCCTAATCTTCTAATTAATTCTTTTTTAAGATTCAATCCAGCAGCGTCATTATCTACAGCAAGTATAAATTTAGTATCATCAGAAAAAGCATCTATTGAATTATCTATGTATTCAAAATTTATTTTACCTAATCCTGCACCGTTTGGCACACTAATAACATTATCAAACCCACACTCTGAAACTGCTAAAGCATCCATTTCACCCTCAACAATTATAATAGTTTGATTATCAATAGCACAATCTAAATTATAAAATATCAATTCACCATCTTTAAATAATTTAAAATCTTTATTTTTACCTCTATATTTAACATTTATGAGTTCACCATTTCTAAAATAGTTAAATTGAATAGTATTAATTTGGGCATTATTTTTAGGCATCCACTCAACACCTTCTGATATTTTAAATTTTAATAGTGTTTTTTCGCTAATTTTACGGCTCGTAAAGAACTTTAATACATCATTTGAATACTTACTACTATTTTTATACAAAGGTCGCTTATATTCAATTTTTGTGCGAATTTCGATAAAATCCTTTTTTTCTACTAAAACCACACCACAATGATTACATCTACCTGCACCTTTTTGAAGATTAAAACCAAAACATTTATCTGTTTTCTTTTTTCGAGTATGAGAGCATACTGGACAAATACAAGTATTTTCACCTGACTTATGAACGTCAATGATGTATTCTTGCTTATCGGCTAGGTTTATTACTTTTAAATCCGCCATGTCTAGTGAACCATTTTAGGGTTAGAGTTGTCTTTAGGGTTATTTTTTACAATCCAATTTTTAAAATGACTAACAAATTTTCCGTAGTTAGGATATTCCAACTCGGCATATTTTTTAAATTCATGTAGTTTTTCTTTTATAAATTCAATTGTTAAATTATTTCTTCTGGCTATTTCTAAAATTTCATTTCCGTTTTCAAAATCATAAAACCAATTATTAATAATATTTATTACATTAACATTATCATTTACATTATCATTTACATTAACATTAACATTAACATTATCATTTACTATTACTGTTGATTTTGTTAACACTTGTTGATTTTGTTGCCTTGATTCTGCACTTTTTTTTCCAGCCTCAGACCTTTTCAATCTAATTGATTCCCAACGTTTTAAATCTCTTTTTAACTGTAATTTAATCGGATTAAATGCAATTGTGATAATTCTATTTTCTAAAATAGGATTTTCATCATTAACATATTTAAAAACGTGTTTTATCAAAATACCAGCCTCTTCATCTGTTAATTCTTCAAATATTATTTTTTGATCTGCATATAATACAAATCCTTTTTTATTTTCAGCCATTATTTAATTATTTCGATTCCACGAGATTCTAAATATTCTTTTGAAAAAAATATACTTACAAAATATAAACCATTTGTGTTTTTACACAAAAACGGTTTTAATTCTTTAGGAGTACTTAAATACTCACTATTTGCTTTAAATAAATCTTTCATGTCGATTCAAGATTGTTAAAAGTAGGGGATCAGGAGAATCGACTAACCCAATACTGAGAGTATTGTTTTCACCCCTACTTAACTTTAAAAAACTCATTATTATTTGTCGATTTTGATATTTCAAATATACTTCAATTACATAGGCAGTACGCAAAACGTTAGTAACAAAATCACAAAGTTTTTAACATACTATGTAAGCAAAGCGTTATATTTTAATTTGTGTTAATAGTATTAAATTTTAATAAATACTCTTTTATTTCCTGAGTTGGAACTTCTTTTGGTTCATTATATCTATCAAACTTAATCAGGAATGATTTAACACATGAAACATAATTGTTAAATGTTGCATCGCTATTGTATTTTAGTCTACAATCAGTCGAATATCTGTCAATCCATTTTCGATAATTCATTTTAAAAGTGTTGATTTTGTTAATAGTTTAAGTTGATTATTACATATAATAGTTAGTGGCAATACTCCAAAGCCCTCCGAACAGCGACATCGTAATATTGTTTTTCCTTTTCTATTCCAATTGATTTGCGGTTTAATTTAATGCAAGCCAAGTTTGTTGTTCCTGAACCCATTGTATTATCTAAAACCATATCACTTTCATTGGTGTATGTTTTTACTAAAAACTCAATTAGTTCAATTGGCTTTTGTGTTTTGTGTTCCATTCCTACATTGTGCATTGCGTAGGTTAATATTTGCCTATTAAATCCAGTTTTAGTTTGTTTACTTTCCACATCATTGCACCCCTTTTCTAAAAAAGCACCCATCTTATTTTTTCTCCATCTTTTATTTGGTGTTTCAAGTTCTTTTAGTTCTTGGTTGTAGGTTGGTTGCTTTTTATAAAATACCATAATATTTTCGTGGTCTTTCATCGGACGTTTATTTGCGTGTTGAAATAGTGAAGGT